ACTACTAGTCCCCACACCAACCCGGTTTGCGGAGGCATCAACGAACAGTAGATTCGCTTCGGTATCACCTTCAATGCGAAAATCGTAGTTATTGCCGCCATCATTGAACACCACTTCACTGGTGCCGAACTCAACGCGCTCAGTACCATTAGTGGCGAGGGCTAGTTGGTCCGGGCCAGGGCGATAGATGCCGGTGTTGCTGTCGCCGTCGAATGCGATGCCTGGAGCGTCAAACGTGCCAGAGTCTGCGTTTTTGAGCAGATCTGCGATGCTGACCTTCTTGGTGACATCCGCGCCAACGTCTACAATCGGCAGCACGTCGGTGCTGTCTGGATTGGTGTACGCAGCTAGGTCGGTGATTCTGACGTTGGCCACGGTCGCTGATGCACTACTGATAGCTTGAGTCTAGCTTAGACTCCCAAGGAAGTAATGTTGACTGCGGGATGGGCTTAGCAAGCTCAGCCTCAAGTGCAGCGTATACATCATCGCTAATCGTAGACGCGATCCATTCTCTGACTTGCTTTTCGGTTAGGTCTTCGTATGCGATGAACGAATCGGGGTCAGGCATCCCGAAGATCGCCGTGCCCGAGTGGTACGCATAACGCTTGCCATTTGAGGCGCAGATGCGATATGCGACTTCCTGCATGATGTTGTCCATGCCATCGACGGAAACCGTGATCGCTGTGTTGCCGGTGATCGAGATCGAGGTGTTCATTGGTGCGCCTCCTAGAAAACGTTGTCGTAGTAAGAGATACGACCAGTCGCCGTATCAACACCTTTTTTGTAGCCTCTAACTTTGATATTCAGATCAGCAAACAAGCCGGTGGTGGTTTCGGGGTCAGCGTCTTGACCGACATCGCCATCGCTCAACCCCGATATGTATGTTGCAACATTTGGCGTATCACCACTACCTGCTTCGCGGAAGTAATCACCATCGCGAATAGCATCAGGAATTTGCGGCCTGTCAATAATACAACCATCGGCAAAGTTAAATCCTCGTGTGTAATGCGTGGTTGTTCCCGTGCTGCTGCCTTGCTCGTCGTTGTATGTACCAAACAAGCCATCAAATCCACCATGCTCGCCTGCTTCAACGCGGAATTGATTCCAGTTTCTAAACGAATGCGGAACCAGCTCTGTGCAGTTATTGACAAAATACGAAAAAGCCGGGCCTTCGTCTTTCCAGCCAGTGCCGCTTGGGCTGCCAGTAGTTGTTGCCTTGGATGCAGTGCTAACGTGATCTGTCTTGAGTAGCGTAATGTTGTTCCAAGGATGATCTGATTGGTAGTCGATGTTATTGCTGGTTGTATTTTTAATCCCAAGCGCTAAAGACAGGATGGACTTTCCTGCCGCGCCAAACCCAATTAGCGATTGCGAAAATCCGGTGTAACGATAATCTACGCTGTCGTCTCGCCGTTTGACTTTGCTGAAATCAAATGTATCACCATCTTGCGTAACAGATCCTGTGTTTGATTCGCTTGATAACTTGATATTTCCGTACAACCTAATTCCATCCATTCTGCAGGTTTTATTGGATCGCAGCTCAATCAGCCGCTCAAATTCTCCTTCACCACCAGTTAGCCCTGGAGAAGCGGGTCTCATTGCACCAAATGCACAGTTTTCAACATTTAACTCGCCTTCGGCTATAATTGCGGGATTTTGCCTCATACCATAAATGTAGTAATCAGAATCACCGGGATCGCCGCATCTTGCTGCGAATGAGCGGAACAAATAATTCAGTGCTTCGTCAGGATTGCTTAGCGCTGGGGTGCGCCATTCGCTAACAGGAATTGTGTAACCATTGCCGTCGCTTACAAAGCGTGAATCAGGCACTGAGCTGTTCAAGATGCTATCAACAAGCCCAAGCCATGCAAAACCGATAACAGTACCTGACTGCCTGAAAACTAGTCGGCGAGGATTGGCCCGAATGAGCACGGAGTTTCTTTGAGGAGCAATATAATCACGACCAAAATTGGTCAGAAATGTTGGCTGCTTTGTTACATCGAAGAAGTTGCCGTAAACTGGCGTGTCGCCGCCAAGGAATGGTTCTTCGCCTCCGGCTCGTGAATCATTTAAGTACGTGCCAGCGCCGAAATCCCAAGCACGTAGAATTGCATTTGTTTCAAATGTAGCGGATTCGTCTAGCAATCCAGGGCCAATGCGAAATTCAACCTCAACCGAGGGCGAGAAAACGGCGTTAGCGTAATTTGCGGCTACATCCAAGCGATTGATCGCGGTATCTGGACTTGTTGGCGGGTTGCCAATGGCAGCTACGGTTGAGTTAACATCAGCACCGTTAACAGGATCCACGTAAACATATTGCCTGCCAATTGGTGCGGCAAGGAAGTTGTTTTGCGCACGCCAGTAAGACAGGCCGCGAGCGGTTACGACTTGCGGAAAGTTGTTGATATTTGCGTTGGTGGCTGGAGGTGACTCCAGCAGCTCATCAAGGGTTGCAAGTTCAACTACACCAGACGCATCAGTGGTAGCGTTAGATGGCTCTTCAAATGCAAAGTTAAGATTCTCGACGTTAATAGTTGTTGCGTTTAAGGTTTCGACTTGAAGCTGGTCGAACTCGGTTTGCTGCGCGATGTCGATATTGCTGCTGCCGATGTTTTCGACAGTCAGCGTTGAGCCGGTCTCGATGTCTTCAAGGCCGCGTGGCGTGATGTTGAATCCGTTCTCGTTGCTGCCTTGCGGCACGACGCGACCACCAGCTTCGTTGGTGAAGTAATAGGTGAATGCGTTTTGCGGACCAAGGTCTTTCTGCGCTGCCGGGATGGCTTTGGAGTAGTTCAAGAATCCGGCCCATTCCCAAGCGTGGCCGTATAGTCGCAGCGTGCTCGGGCGACGGAATTCAATCGCCCAGTTGCCGCGTCCGGTTGCTGCTCCACCTGATGGTGCGTTCGGGAAATCGGCAGCGCTGGTTGGGTCGAGCACCCGATCAGCAGCAGCTTGCGGCACCAAGGCTGCATGAGCTTGGGCGCTGCTCAGGCCGATCGCGACCAAGAATGCGTGGGCGCCTTTGTAATCTGTGGAGCTGCGGTACTCATCACCAGCCCAAACACTAGACCAGTTGATGTTCAGATCCGTGCTGTATGGATCTGTGTCAGTGTCAGTGTCGATTGTGATCTGCCGCGACTCTTGCGAGATCGGATCTTCAGCGTCGTAATCCGATGCGGTGTGAACGTAGGTTTCAAGCCACGAGCCAGGGTCAGGTGATGCAGTTGCTGCATAAACATCCCGAGTGGCGACGTAATGCTTGTCATCAGCACGCACCACTGAGCCAGCGGTGTAGAAGTCGCCGTTGTTGTATTGCGTGCTCGGTGCAGAGCGCCGCAGCGTGAACTCTGTTGAGGTCGTTACGCCGGTTTCGTTGCCTGCGCCAGCGTTGCTGACAGCAAAGATCTCGGTGCCGGTAGTGGTGAACTCACGGCTGATGGCACCATTAGTGCGGAGCGGATCAGTTTGAACAATGAAATTACGCTGCGGCAGTCGAGCCGAAGCGGTGTTGTTCGCAAGGATAGAAACGCGACGTTCGTTCGGCGTGCGGGTATCAACCAAGCGGCGGATGTAAACTCGCTTACCGACCAGCAGATTTGTTCCTTCGCTGTTGGTGGTTGCATCGTTTCCAGCGAAAGCGCTGCTGATATCAATCTCGGTAGGAGCGCTCGATTGCCATGCGTTGGCTGCAAGTGGTGCGTACCAAGGATCTCCGAGTGGATTCTCAATCCAGATGTAAGTGCCGCTGGCAAATGAGTATCCATCCTGCAGCAAAACTGCAGGTGTAGTTGACGATGAATTGTCGATTGCAAGCGAAGACGACAGCGTGATTTTGCTGCCGGTGACGGCGCTAGTGGTACCAAGATAAATGTTGCGGATGTTGCCGGTCTTTTCCTGCAGGTCCAGCGGCACGCGGATGCCACTGACGGCCCAGTTGGTGTCGCTCGGGAATGCAGTATCTTTGTAGCCTTTGCTGTATGCAGCGCAACCACCGAAGCTGCTGTTGCTGTTGGTGACGGTGATCTCGCCACCGAGATCGGTGAAGTGGTGAATCCCTTGGCCGATGGCAAAGACTGATACCTCCTGGATGAAGGCATCGTTGATGGCGCTGATGTGGCGGCTCAATCGAGCCGGATTCATGCGCGTGTTATCAGGATCCGCTGCGATGTATTGCTCGTAGGTTGGCTGCACCCAGTTGCTGCCGTCATAAATCTGCCAGCAGCTCATGTCTTTCTGCAGGCTCACACCAGTGAAATTGGCGCAAACCATGGACTTGAGGCCCTCGACCTTCGAGCCATCCATGAACGCACCACCCATGCCGTAATTGGAACGGACGGAGACGTTGAAGATGTAAGGCGAGGCGCTGCTGGTGGTATCCCACGCAGCGGTTGGGGTTTGGGTTTGATCGATCGGACCAACGATCTGGTACTCGGTGCCGCGTGTAACAGTCAGCGCCGAAGCGAGATCAGCGCCAGAGCCAACGGCGCTGAAGGTCTTGGCGTAGAAGTCGTCAAGTTCGGCCTTGCTGGCGAACTGATAGGCATCCAGCAGGTGGTGACTGGCCTCAAGGCCAATCTTGTCCATGAAGGTGTGGCCGAAGAAGTAACCGGTGCCGGTGATCTTCAGCATCCCGTGCCGGTTGCTGTAATCCGATGCTTCATCGGCAACAGCAGGCACCCAGTTGGGGCGGATGGTGGTTTTGCGGAGGTCAGGACCACACAGGCTGCACCCACGAGGCAGCAACACACCGCCAACAGTGGCGGGGTTGAACTTGATCAGATCATCAGTGGTCGGATTCTTGGAGAGGCCCCAGCTTGCGATGCTGGTGCTGGCTTGTCCAGGATCGTTGTAGAGCGTATGAACACCAGTGCTGAGCACGATGCTCACGCAGTCCACATGCGCGGCAGGATCAGTAATTGTGTACCAGTCCTTGCTGGTGATGATCGCCGCTTCGATGACGGCGCGGTTGATGGTTTTGAACGGACGCTGGGGCGTGAAGCCGCAAGTGAGGCGTTGCTTTTCGAGGCGCTTCAGCTTCGATTCGATGATCTCGGCCTGCGTTGCGCCGGTCTCGTAGTCGTTGTACGAACCACCGACGAACTCGTCGCTGCCGGTGTACGGGTTGACGTAAAGGGTGAAGGGTGCGTTGAGCGGATCTGCCTGGGCGGAGTCACCGGCTGATACTGCAGCGTTACCGGCGATCTGCTTGACCATGTCGGTCAGAGCAGCGATCTGTGCACGAAACTCGCCCTGCGTCGTGTTGATGTTGCTCAGCGAACCGCTATCACCGGCAAATTCCAGACTCGCCACGTCACCTTGGCCTTACATGCTTCAAGCATAGCGACCGCCGATTCAGGGGATCACCTTGAGCTTGATCTCGGACGTAGCAACGAAATCCGCCGTGCCTGCGATGATCTCTGTGGCTCGTGTGTTCAAGCGTGTGTTTGTCAGCAGGATGTCACACTCGTAGTAAACAGACCCGTCAAGCTTTGGTGCGGAAGTCGTACGATCCTTGTACAGATAAAACCGCGCTTTGGTGTTGCACTGATTGTGCGTAAGCAAAACAAGGCGGAGCAGTGCAAGACTATCCTCTTGCGCCGAGACACTCTTGTGCTCAGCAATAAATTGCAAGTTGCCGGCGCCACGCACCAGTGCTTTGACGTGCTCGCCAAACGTTTCGCCGATCGCGGTGGTGTCAAGGTTTGCGGCGTCGATGCTCATGACCCATTCCTGAAGGTCGCATTGCAGCTTCCAGTCGCGGTTGGCGTCATCGCACACGACCTCGAAGCCAGCGGGCAGTGTGATCACAGCTTCGAGGCGCTGCTCTGAGCTGGCCAGCGTCAATGGTTTGATCGAGTTGGCTGCACTGTCGATCGCGCTGGTGTAGCTCGCGTCGCCGTCGTAGTGGGCAATCACAAAGTTGCCGGGATTGACCAGCGAAATCGGCTTTTCGGTGCCGCTTTCGGAGTGACCTTCAGCCTCGGTGCTCCACAGCCTGATGCGATCCAGCACATCACGACTCATGTAGCCATCCACTTGGGTTGCTAGGCCCGTTGTTGCAGCGGTGTTGTATCGGTCATTGTCGTCTTCGCTGCCGTTAAGACCGATCAGTGTGTCACCTGATTGGGTGATTAGCGTGTCGCCAGCTTGCGTGATCAGCGTGTCGGTTGCTGTGAACTGATCGTAGAACGGTGCGCCATCCGTTAGCCCACCAGTGTAGAACGCCAAAGCTGGGCCGAGATCCCAAGCCGAGCCACGGTAAAAGCCGTGGCCGTCAGGGCAGTCGGCGTAGCCATCTCCGTTGACATCAACAGGAACACCATCAGAACCAGCAATGACAACGTGATCACCGGCCCAGTAGGCCTGGTTGTTCAGCGAGATCGTGTTGGTGTTGACACGTGCTGAGGAAAGAGCGATTGCATCAGGAATCTCTCGACTGATTTCAAGGACTCCGCCGTTGCCAAGGACAGCCATTAGAAGGTACCGCTAGGCTTGCCGCTTATGTTGAAAGAGATGGGAACAGTGACGAGATCACCAGCGCTAGCGCTGACACCCACCTGAGTAATAACGACAGATCCGCCAATCGTGCCAAGCGAACTGCCACCGTCAAGCACGAGTGTTAAGTCAGATGCGGAGCCAGTATCACTAAGGACGCGATTCATAACTTCGCGCGTTGCCGCACTCGATGTGTCGTAGAGCAGCGTGCCGCTGCCTGAGGTACCTCGGATCCCTTCTGCGTAGGTTCGATCCGACTCGCCGATGCAAGTGGTTTCGAGTGCGTCGCGGCTGATCGTCAGCGTGACATCTCGCACCTTGGCAATGGCGGAACCATTGAACCTGAGTTCAGCGGTGGCGGCAGTTGTGATTGCCATGACGACCTAGCCTTTAGCCCAGTATAAGCTCGGCGGTCAGGCTGACGTTTACGTTGGATCGACCAGGTGCAACGCTCTCGACTTGCGGAGGCGTGCCTTCGGTGAAATGCCATAAAAGTCCGGCACCTGTTGCACTGCCATTAAGCCATGACTGCAACACTTGATCCGCGCCGTTGAAGATAATCTGTGGGAGCAGGAGGCTGTCTACAGATCCTTTGGCCGCGTTGTAGGCATCGAGGATTGCAGACGTACTCGTGTCGTTCACATTCCTGAACTGCAGTGTGAGTGTTGCTCCGCTAGGGCGACTGCCCCATAGGCGACGAGTGGTGACGCCGGATTGAGAGGTCTGCGAGGTCGTCTGCCACTTCGGAGCCGTGAAGCTGCGCGACGCTGGCTCGATCTCGGGGAAGTTTGTTGCCATCAGCCTTGAATCGTCCAGTTGGCAGCATCGTCAAAACCAGCGGCGACCTCCAGGATGCCGAGTGCGTTGACGGGCATGTGCATCGCTTCCACTGTAAAGGTGCCGGAATCATTTGATGAAATGCGCTCAACTTGATAGACGCGCACTTGCGTGGAGGGCAGCTTGACAGTGAACAGGATGCCAGTTGGCGCCGCCGTTGTACCATTATCGCTGACGGTTAACGTGGCATCTGCAGGTGGTGCACCTTCAGTGCCATCCCAAGCAATCACGCTGTATGTACCGTCAGCGAGTGGCTTAGTGCTCACTAGCGCCCCTGTGCCAGTTACAGCACCGTTGTTAAATTCGTCATATTCACTCTCGTCCATTGCAATTTTAATATAATCACCTGGTGCAATCTTTGCGACTACGGCATCGTGCATTGTCTCAAACGATATCGTATGCGTAGGGATACGACGCATACGAATTAAAAACTTAGCAGCGTCGATTGCATGAGAGCGGCTTGTGCAGTACGCACTCATGTCAAGTTGCTCTACCGTATCTTGGTCACTTCCTCCTGCCGCGTCAGACTCGCGGACAAGTAGTTCTCGAACCACCGGAAATAACCCAGGACTGCCAAGATCAGAAGGCGGGCGCTCCTCCCTGTAGCGGACCGATATCTGAATACGATCTCGATCTTCGGGGTCAAAATACTGCAGCTTGAAGCTGTTTTCAGCGATATTGCCCGCAGTAAAAAGCCCGGCAATAGGCGCAGCAGTAAAGGTCAAAGCCGGGCGCAGATAATACTGACCGTCAGACTCGCCAAACTGCAGCAAGTGAGTTGCCGCCAAATCCGCCGCCCACTGCCTAACGTTGACAGGCTCAGATACAGCTGCGTCGTAAAAATACTTGCGATCTTGGCACCATTGAGCAGCTGCAGTAAACTCTGCCGAGTTAATCATGTAAGGTTTGATTACAGAACCAGCACCGTAACGCACACTTGTCATCAAGTCATAAAGCACGTCTGGAAAGAGATGAGTTGATCCTGTGCCGCCCAGTAGCTTTGTGCATTGCTTGCCTGCTGTAACGTAACTTGAAAACTGTGTGAACTGCTGCCATTCGGCTGACGATCTAATGTTAATGCCAACGAGAGCAAGGTCATCATATTGCGGAGTTACTTCGTTAGGTACAATTTCATTGACGTACACGATTTCGTGTTCAGGGCCGGACTCGGCTGAACTGGTTATCTCGGCGTAGATAAATGCTTCAGCGAGCTTGGCAAAATCGTCGATGTAGCCATAGTCGTCTGCAAAGGGGAGCCCGGACAACAGGCGACCTTCAAAGTCGTAATCGAGGGCTAGTTCTGGATTGGCTTCGCCATAGGAAATAGAAAAACTGGTGCGTTTATCTACCGCCAAAGTATTTCCAAAGTTTTGCGTTTCAATCAGCAACCCGTCCTGAGTTGTGAGCAAGTTCCCGAGTCCGATAGCTTCTCCACTGAACGCTACATCTACGCCATTCTCGGAAAGCGAGATTGTACTCAGCTTGGCATCTAGTACGTAAAGCGAGGCGTTTGCCCCATAGTGCCCATTCCGCACTTCAAAACCAGATAGCGGTTCAAAGGAGAACTCACGCTGCTTTACGCTGTCAAACTCAAGCCTTATGTAGTTAAAAACTGACTGACCTGTTTCACTTCTGAAGCCATAAGCGTTAGTGAGCGTAGTCCAAGAAGAGCTGGTTGTTTCTCTGTATTTAATCTTGAAAAAGGAGTAACGCTCTTCGGGTGCTGTAACTACGCCGCTTTGATACAAAGAGCTTTGGATCTCGTCTACGTCTGCATTTGTGAATTCTTTGCAGTAATTTGTGTCAGCAAATTCGTATGTTTTAGTGTCTCTAAAGTTGCAGAGATTATTGATTTTTATTCCCAGATTTGAGCGGAATCCAAATTCAACAACTTGGCAGGCGCGAGCCGTAGAGACTTGAGCCCTCGCGTAGCGCAGCAGGTGCCCGCCTTGCGTGGCTACGTTATTAGAGCCTGCATCACCACTTAATATGTAAGACTCGCTTTCGCCTTTGACCAGCCCTGGCTCGATAACCGTAAAGATTGCTGTGACAGACTTAGTGCCAACTGAATTCCCGTTCAAATCAGCTTCTGACACGAACGGATCTTGTGTTCTACTACTGCAGACGGCGAGCGCGGTTCCTATTTTGTAGATCTCACCAACAATCAATCGGTTATCCCAAGATTTCTGCAAGGAAGCAACAGCTGATGCGACATCGCGTGCTTCGGCTCGGTCAGCTTCCGGGCTCGACGACTTGTTCCAGTTATCAAATACTGTGTTCCAGTCGCTATTAGAATAAAGAGTGTAGGTTAAAGTATCACCAGCGTTGACTGATTGTACGGATCCATCGCCGATAATCCCGCTGTAGGTTGAAAATCTTGCTCGAAATTTATCGCGCGCGTTAAGTTGTTGTATATCATTTGGGCACTTAACCCTTAACCTCTCGTCATCAGTTGGCTTGTACTGGCTGCGCACCCCTGGCCTGATAACTGGATTGACTTTGTATAGAAAGTTATTACCTATGAATCCATAAACACCGAAAGAAGTCTGCGTGCGCGGGCGAGTGGATGAGCAAAAGTCCGACTGGGCGCTTCCGTCCCAATACACCTGAAATACGTCTGAGCTGCTTGAGCTTCCGTCATCATTTGCATTGCTCCGCCCAAGTACGCGATCAGTGCCGGCAATGCGTCCTCCGTCCGGGCTGAAATAAACGGTAACCCTTGAGCCTTGCTGAGTTGCTGCATTATCGGCAAAAATATAGTTCTGCAGGGTGTTTGAGCCAATAGCAAATCCACCTAAATCTAATCCGCCTACGGTGCCTTCACCTAGTAAAAACACGCCGCGTAGCATCTGCGCCCCACCAAGGCTCAGAATTTGATTCCACACCATTGGTGTGTTGATTCTGATCCCTCCGTAGTATTCCCCTTCAATTAGCTCCCTGTTGGCATAGACAATAGGAATAATGCTGCCCAGGGTTGCAATGTCTTGCTGGCTGTCAAATCCGTAACGCGGTGCAAACGCGCTATTGCGAATAATAGGGTCAGTTTCGTTCTGTCGTTGAACGGGCTGTCCGGGCGTCCGCTGCTGTGGGATCTGAGGCTTCAGCAATGCAGAAACAACTGCAGTACCTATGCTCAGCAATAACGAAGCAGCAGCGAGATAAATTTCAACGCCGGCAACAACTGCGGGCTGAGGATCACTGGCAGCACGCTTGCGTACTTCCATCTGAAAGTGCTGATACTGCTCTTCCGTAAGACCGAGGAGATCAGCGAGATAGCGATCAGATGGCAGCATCACAGAAACTTCCTGAACTTAAGTGGCTTACAGCGATGAAGTGGCATCCATTGAACACCACGCCTGTGGTGAACATAAAGCAAGCCGCCGTCAATGACAATGCCAATACCAATCGTGCGCTCCGTGGAAAACAGTGTCACTGCATACTCCTCTGGGGCGTCTAGTGGCATTGTAAGTTCCTCGTAGCTCATCGCTAAAAGGTGGTGCCTTCCGTTCTCAGCGAGGTCAAACCATGTCGGATCCAAGGGAGGATGAGGGACGCATGCGTCATCCAGGACATCCCATATCATGCGCAAGCAATCGGCACCATTGCCATCACGCGGATCAGCGCGGAACCTATGGGGCAGTCCAATCCACTGACACCACATCATCCAAGAACCAACGTGCCTGAAGTAGGAAGCGCACCCACTAATACAGTGCTCAGCGTGCGTCGCGGCACCTGAGACTTGACTGCGTCAAGCGGTGAAGTCAGCCTAAGTGTTACACGCGGAATATCTAATTCATAAGAAGCAACGCGCCATATCTCAGAGGCAACAAGCGCATCGTCAGCAAATGTGAGCGGATCTAGGCTTACGGTTTTAATCTCAAGCATATAGCGATTATTGACGGCCTCGGCAAAGAGGTTGACGGCTATTAAATCTGCACCAGCAACAAGTGCCGCGTTTGCTCTATCTCCACCTCTTGCGCCACCACCCGACGAAACAGCAAAAGGCGCAAAGCTGTAGGCAACCCCGCCATATGTACGCGATTCATTGATGCTAAAGTTTTGATATGGTGTGCCTACGTAAATGTCGCTCGCGTTCTTGAATCTAATGTAGTTAACAAATGCGTAAGCGCTCATAGCCCAACCCTACCTCGTGTGCGTACTGAATTTTGCAATGCTTGCAGCGTAAGCGCTCTGCCGCGTTCCGCTGCTTCCTTCATGCCTTTACGGTGCTGATCGGCGGTGATGTACTCCACCCCATTGATTACTTGCGACTCGAAGCGCACATCAAGTGGGCCTGGATTTGCAATAGCTTGAGCGGTCTCACGCTCTGCTGCAACCATCGTGGCCTGCTCTGCTGTTCTTGTGAACGGCAGCATAACTTCACGGCTTTCACGTATCCGCTCTGATAACGGCAGCATAACTTCACGGCTTTCACGTATCCGCTCTGATAACGGCAGCATAACTTCACGGCTTTCACGTATCCGCTCTGATAACGGCAGCGAAGACATGAGTGCGTCTGTGCTTTGCGCTTGATTCGAGGTGCTGTCACTGTTATCAACTTGCTGGAAGGGAACAGCGAGGTCAGCGCTCGGTTGATAGGGCTGACTGAGTTCACCAAGCGCCTTGAGTGCGGCAGGATCAACGACGCTTACTTCAGAGGACTTGATCGACTCTGCATTTTCCGTGGTGTCAGAGCGTTGCTCGGACTTGGCAAGCACAAATGGAAGCGCTTGTTCTAGGGTTTCACGCATCTGCGTCTTAATTGCTTCTCCCGAAGAGGAGTAACCAGAAGCACGAACGCCGAGCCGACCGTCAGGGCCGCGCTCAAGGGGCATGATCGCCTCAGGGCCAGCCTCGCCCATAACACCAAGCTGGAAAGGAGCCTCGTCGGCACCGCCGCTGGAGAACTGGAAGAGAGTCGGCGAGGAAACGATGCCACCGTTGGCGAAGTAGGACACGCCGCCGTCGAAGTAGGCGCCGTTGGCGGCACCGGGGAACTTGAATCCGCCCTCGGGGATAAAGGCGGCGTTCGGTATTTCGAAATTCTTGGCCACGTTGCTTTGCGGGAACAGCCCAGCAAACTGCTTCGCGATCCCAATCGCTATGTAAGTAGCGATCATCTTTGTACCTTCGCGCAGCAATATCTGACTTACGTCTTTGAGGAAATTGGCGAATACTTCCTTGGCTGTCGTTGTGCCCTCGATCAGCCCTGTAATGCCGTTCTCGAGGGAGCTGCCGATCGCATCGCCAATGTTCTGCGACACGCGGATAGCCATGCCCTCGTAGTCCTGAAGCTCACGCTTGGCGGCGCCGATGAAGCTGCGGATGCGGGTGCCGGGCTCGGTGGCCGCCCGAGCGCGGGCGTCTTCGGCAGCGGCCGCGCTAGCGCCGGCGGCGCCGGCGGCTTTGAGCTGCTCGCGAAGGCGTTCGATCGTGGCCAGCGCGGCGGTGAGTTGCTTCTCGAGCTCTGGCTTCTCGGCGTCGGTGGCGGTGGCGAGCTGCTGCTGGAGCTGGTCGCGGAGGGTGATCTGCGTTTCGAGGAGCTGGTTCTGCTCGTCGGTAAAACGGTTTACCTCCCGCTGGATGTTCAGCTTGGCGAGCTCGGCCTGGATGAACTCAGGGGCTACACCCTCGGCCTCGAGGCGGTTGCGCAGCTGCAGCGCTTCGATGTCGGCGCGTACGTCGCGAGCCTGGTTGCGCAGCTGGGTGATCAGCGCGGTGGCTTGCTCGGTGGCGAGGATGCGCTGCTTGAAGGTGGCCTCCTGCTCGACGTCGCGCAGGTGCTGCTTGTAGCGGGCGTTGATGGCGTCGATGGCCTTGGCGCGCTCGGTTTCGTTGAGCTGGCCGGCCTTGACCTTGTCGGCGATGCCCTTCTGCACCTGCTCGAGCTCGCGTGCGGCGCCGGCGAGCTGCGCCAGGCGGGCGACCTCTATGGCGGAGCGCTCGGGGTTGAACGCCTCGACGCTGCTGGCGGCGACGGCGTCGTAGGTGAAGCGAACCTCGTTGAGACGGTCCTCGTACTGCTCGAGCTGGGCCCGGGGGAAGAACGCCTGGGCGATGCGGTCGAAGGCGGCGGCCGTGTCGGCGGAGGTGATGGCCTCCTGCAGGGCGCGGAAGCGCTCCATGGCGCCGGCGAGGTTGCGGACCGCGGCGGCGTAGTTGTCAGCGGCCTCGGTGGCGTCGGGTATGTCGCCAGCTGCGCCGGCTGCGCCGGCGGTAGCTGCAGGTGCGGCCGCCGGAGCGGCGCCGCCCATCAGCTGCTGCACCGCAGCGCGAAGCGCGGCGGGATCAGCTTTCTGCAGGCCGATCCACTGCTGCTTGAGTCCGCGCTCGGTGGCGGCGACGTCCCCGGGGATGACGCGGCCGCGTGCGAGGGCAGCGAAGAGCTTGTCCTGGACAGCCGGTGTGAACTTGTCCGAGGCGGTTACGCCGGTTTCGCCATAGCTGCCCGCGAGGAGGCCCCGCAGTGTGGGGCCGATGATCTGGTACTTGCCGACGGCGTGCAGTTGTTGGTTCGCTGGGACGCCGGGAGCCAGCTGGCGGCGCTGGATCTCGGCGATCGTCATGTTCACCAGATTGGGATCGATGCCGCTGCCGTGGGCGGTGCGGCCTTGGTTGCTGCCGCCACGGTTGTAGGCGCCGTAGTTGCCGCCGTAGCTCTCGTGGGCGCCGATCAGCTGACTGAGTGCGCCAGCTGGGCCAGTAGCGGGGGCGCCTGCCCCGCCTGCGGCGCGTTGGCGCGCGTCAACAGCGTTGCGCTCGTAGTCCGCGGACTTCTTACGGAGCTCGGCGATCTTCTTCTCGATGTCGTAGCGGTAGTCGCTGATGGCTTTTTCGAGGTTCGTTACCTCGATAGCGAGGCTCTTCTTGGCTGCTTCGATCTCGAGCTCGCCGCGCTCGCGGGTGGCGATGTAGTTGTTGAGGGCCTCGAGAGCGGCGCGGGAGGCGCCTTCTTCGCCCTCGATGAGCTTCTCGTTGGCGCGTTCGATCTGCTTGATGCGGAGTTCACCGGCGGCGCGGAAGATTTCGACTTCCTTCTGGGCCAGGGCTTGGCGCTGCTGGAAGAGGTCGTTATCGATCTGGCGGCGGAGTTCGCCGATTTCTTTCTCGAGGTTGACGCGATTGGCGGCTTCAAGCTGAATATCGCGCCAGGCTTGTTCTCGGTCTCGGGTGGCGTCGATTTCCTTTAAGCGCTTCCGTATTTGTGCTTCTTCGGCTAAGCGTTTAGCTGCTTCTTTGCTGAGACCGGTTCCTAGCGGATCAACTTGACCAGCAGCACCTACGACACGGAAGAATTCATTCCAAGTCTGAATGCCCTCTTTGGCTTCGTAGCGCAGGTCATTGAGCTCGTTGCGTAATTCCTCAAGTCGGTTAATACCTTTGTCGTACTCAGCGTTGACGAGGGCTAGCTCGAAGTCGTGGGCGGCTTTGGTGGCGCTGTCGGCAGAGTCCTTTACGTCCTTATATGTGGTTTGCAGGCGACGGAGTGCCTCGGCGGCACGCTCACTGGAGCGTTTGTCTTCTTGGGCCCGCTGGTAGCGACCGAAGGCATCAACGAGAGCGGCTACGCCGATCTGGAGGACTGCCACCCAGCCAAGAGACGCAAGGATGGAGGCACCGGCGGCTTTGGCGCCTGCACCGAGGCCGCGGAAGCCAGCGGCGAGGCCATTCAGTTCGGTGCCTGACGTTACCGCTTGTTTGCCGACCGAGAGCAGTTCAACGCCGAGCGCTTTCAGGCCAGCGGCCAGGGCCGGGATCGCAGCGGCGGGGCCGACCAGTGCGGTGGCGAGTCCGGCGAAGACAACAAGCAGCTTGCCGACGGCGAGGATGACAGCTGCGATTGCACCGACCAGGCCTCCAAGCGCTGTGCCCAGACCGCCGATAGCGGGGATGATCGAACCGAAGATAAACCGGCCGAAGAGTACGAGTTGCGTGACAGCATCGAGGCCGACACGCTTGAGGAGGCCGAGGACGGCGGCGACCTCGGAGAAGTAGCGAACGGCTGGGGTGTTGAGGAAGCGGGAGTAGAGGTTGAAGACCGTGGCCAGAGGCTGGGCGATGGCCCCCACCACAGTGGCGATATTCGCCAGGGCGGAGGCGAGAGCTTCAAAGCTGCCGACTTTGATGCGGACGAAGGCCTCGGCGATGTTCTTGAAGGCGTCGACCAGAATCAGCGCGGTGGGTTTGAGGGCTTCGACCGCCTGGGTGATGGCGCCGACGGTGCGTTGGGCGACTTGTTCGATTTGCTGGAAACCGCGCTCGGCTGCTGCCGTCGCTGAACGGGCCAAAGCTTCGGGATTACCGGCACCGAGGCCGGTGCGGCCAGCAGTTAGGCCGACAACCAGGCGGCCGGCGGTGCCAATGGCGCGGCCAGCGCCGGATGCGATGTCGAAGAGCTGCTGGCGGATGCGGAACAGCGTTTCGAAGACGCTGGTGAGGCCGGCGATCAATGGGTCGAGAAGACCGCGACCAAAGTTCTGGCCTATGAGCTCACCGAGGTCGGCGATGTTGGAAACGACACCAGCGAAGCCTTCGGCGGCGATTTTTTGGCCGGCGACCGCGGCGGCCAGACGATCCTCGAGGAATTTGACGACGCCACCTGCTTGGGTTTTGGCGCGGGCGATGTCATCATTGCTAATCAGCAATGATGTAGCCAATAACGAATCGTCTGTTATCTGCCCTCTAAGAATCGAACCAATCTCCTGCCGCGCTTGGTAAAGGGGAATGCCAAAAGTGCCGAGGGCGGCGGCGAAGTTGATGGCGAGGTCTTCGGCGTCCTTGAGGCCGCCGCCGATCTGGCCGACTTGGGAGGCGACGATGCCAAAGACTTCGATCACCTCGTTGGAGGTGACGCCGGCAAGGGCGATGGACCGTTCTCGGATGGAATCGATGCGCTCTGCAACCGCGCCGGTGAGCGTGACGATCTTTTGGTAGGGATCGGTGATCTCACGACCGTCGGCAAAGACCTTGTTGGTGGACGCAAGTGTTGTCTGCGTCTTGAGGATCGTTTCGCGTAGTTGAATCTCTCGGCCGATGGTGTTGTTAAAGAAGCCATTCCAGGCGGCTTGGACGACGCCGACGGCTTCTTTGAGCGCGAAGGTGGCGAAGCCGATCTTGGCGAGCAGGTCGATCAGGCGGCCACCGGCAGTGCCGGCTAGCGTCAACGATCTCGTGAGAAGGTTTCCTGCTTGGGCGCTTTCTTTTAGTGCTGTACCTAGCTGAAACTGCTGTTTAGCTGTAGTGGCAGTGGTCTTAGCGAGATCTTCAAATTGACGAACCCTATCGCCGATACCCGGTATGTTTTTACTTACTGTATAGAACGTGCGTACATTGTTAGCAGCTGACTCTAAGTCTTTCTTTACGCTTGAAAAGTTTCTGTTTAGTGCCCGTAAATCTATATTTAAGTTGCGTGATCTAGTAGCTTTATCTGCAAGCTTATCAACCTGCTGCAGCTTGCGCTCAGCAACCTGAGTTTCAGCTATTACATTGAGCCGAAAGTCAGTCACGAGTCGGTATGCGCTACCCGTATGTTAGGGCCGCCCCGTAGCACCGGTCGCTAGCGCGGCATAGACGTGCAAAGGGATACAGCGCGTGCGCACGAGCTCGGACAGGATGAACTTCGTGGGAGCATCGGGTCCGTCGGCGACGTCGGATGCCGGCTTCCAGTCCGGGAACGGTAGGAAATCGCGCGGCTGCACTTTCGGGGCCGCGCTTTTTGAACCGGAGAACCCGTGAGCGATCTTCACCAGCACCGTGGTGAGCTGCGCAGTCGTGACGCTCTCGGTGTTCACGCGGCTACGCTCGAGGTCATCGATCTGCCGCAGCAGCCAGCGGATCGTGCCGATGGGGGTGCGGAGGAAGCGCGCAGGGGTGAAGTCTCCACCTACTGGAGACGCGCGGAGGCGGAAGTAGACGGAGTCCCAGTCGGCCAGGGGGGCGCGGAGCGCTTCCTCGGCGTTCTTCAGGATTTGCTCGGGGGAGGGCTGAACTCGGGCTCCTCCTCCGACTCGTTTCCCTCCGGCGCCGGCCAGCCGTCACGTTCCCAGGTGATCAGTTCGAAGATCTGTTCCATCAAACGGGAAGGGATGGCTTCGGTGTCGGCCTCGGTCCAGTCCTCGAGCTTCTGCCAGTCCTTGGAGCGCGGCAGCTTGGCCTCGCCCCGGTACTGCATGAAGAGGGTGACGAAGGCGATCTGCTGTTCGACAGCGCCGACGGAGTCACGTTGCAGCTCTTCGAGCTCGCTGGCGTAGTCGTAGAGAATCTCCTGGTCGTTCTCGGAAGTGCTGCTCAAGAGCTCGATTGCTTCCTTTGTGGTGATGCCTTTGTCCTTGGCGATGCGCTGCGCGAGCTTAATGGAGCGGAACGTCGACTTTGACTGTTTACGACTTAACGCTTCAATGCCTTTAGCTTCGCCCGGCACGAGATCGTGGTAAATGGGGAAGCGGAAAGGTCCAATTTCGTGGTACTCCTCAGGTGCGAAGAGCAGCGAAGCGTACTTAGACATCTGCGAGCGGTAAGTCGATAGACCAGGACCTGAAGGGCTCGATTTGATTGACGAGCTCGTCGGGTAGTTCAACCATCACGCTAGCAGCTTCATACGCTAAGCGTATAGACTTGAAGGGGATCAGGGGCTCCATGTACAAGGCGCCGCAGTGAAGGGTGTCGCCTTGTACTTGGCAGTTCACCGCATACACCATGTGGGCGGCGTCCATCAGAAGGTCGTGCTGCATGGGAGTGGGTACAAAAAAGCCCCGCGAGTGCGGGGCCTGGGTGTTGGCTCGTGCTCAGTCTGACCGTCAGGCGGTCTTGAAGAGAGTCTCGAAGCCCTCGAGGGGGAACAGAACACCGGAGGCGGAGGGATTGCCGCTGCCATCCAGGGCTTGCTTGATGGCACCATCGGCCACGCGGAGGCGGTAGATGGTGTCGGCTGCCAGGTTGGCGGTGGGGTTGATGGTCACCACGTTGGTGGCCAGGGTCACCGTGGCGGGGACGAGAGCTCCGGTAGCGGCGACCTCGAGGCGGAAACCGCTGCCGTCGGTCTGGCCCAGGGAGAGCTGGGTCAGGGCAGTAGTGCCGTCGCTGGTGTAGGTGACGGTGAGGTCGTTGCTGACCACCACGGAGTCGGCGTTGTCGGCGGGGACAACGGCATAGCGGCGGGCGCCGGAGTCAGGAGCGGTGAACAACAGGCTGGACTGCACGCCGCCGAAGGCCAGGGCGGTGGCGCCGGCGTCGTAGCGGCCGAAGACGGGACGACCTCGGGACATCAGGTCAAAGGAGACCTCGGTGAGGCCTTCGGCCGTGAGGTTCTCGTTGTAGTTCATCACAACGGCGTTGAAGCCGGTGAAGTCGTAGATGTAGTTGCCCGAGGTGCCGTCGGCTTGGCCGAGCTCCTTGAGGAATTCGACGTAGATCTCGTAGTCCTTGTTGTAGCGGGCCTTCTCGATGAGGGCGAAGCCCTCTTCGTAGTTGCCGCGGAACTGCGGGCAGTTCTGGCCAGCGGGGACGGCCGTGTCCTTGAGGAAGTAGGCGGTCACCGAGGCCTGCACGGTGGACCCGGTGATGATCGAATCGCCCCAGCCGTCATCGCCCAGGAGGCGGAACTCCTGGTTGTTGTCGTTGATGGCGAAGGTGGTGTTGCTGATGCCTTGCAGCTCGACGTAGCGCGAGCCGGCGTCGAGGGTGGGCAGGGTGACCAGACCCGCGGTGTCGCGGGTGGCGAAGTAGCGGCAGGGCGGGGTCAGGTCCACGGCGCGGACGAGGGTCCGGTGAGCCTTGTGGAACGACAGCCCGATGGCGTAGTCAGCCATGGTGGGGACTCCTTAGGGGATCGGGGGGTTCAGAACGGCGCCCAGGATGGACACCGTCAAGGCCTCGTAGGTGGCCTCGGTCCGGGGTGTGTAAGTAGCACTGTCCCGGGGGAAGGTGCGTGCCAGGCGGCGGCTGATGTCCAGCAGCGTTGTGGGCATGCGGGTGCCCTTGCGGGTGCCGTAGTTCGTGAAACGAACGGGCCAGCGCTCGAAGGACAGAACGGCTCCGACGGAGCCGGGGGAGACGATCTCGGGGACATCGGTGATGGTGCACTCGATGCCGGTGACCACCCAGTCCGAGGGCACCATGGCTTCGCCGACGACGTAGATCGCCGGGATGCGGGTGGTGTTGGGCAGGGTGTAGTAGCCGGGCCAGCTGGCCTGGGGACGGAGCGTGGTGCCGTCGGCCTCGTAGAGGTCGAGGATGTGGCGCTCGATGGTGGTGCGCAGGGAGCGCACCTGTGGGCAGCTGGTGGAGATCGTCATGGCTGCTCAGCGCGGAGAGCGTTGCGCAGAAACCGGTCGAACTGGGCTGGGGCCTCCTCGAGGGGGGCCTTTGTCCAGGGGCGGCCGGGGAAGCGGAGGCCGGTTGTGGCGACTCCGCCCTCGTGGACCTGGGCGGCATACTCGACCGGCCAGGTGAAGGTCACCGAGCCGTCGGCGTTGACGACGCGGGTCTGGCTGGCGC